CTGTCGCTTGTCCAGTTAAAGAAGTCGGACAGTGCCGGAACGATGGTGCCCGTGATGACACCGCCAAGGCTGTCAAAGAGCGGGCCGAGGCTGTTCTTCATCCAGCTCCACAGGTCCTTGATAGCCGGAATGACCGTATTCGTCAGCGTGTCCTTTAGGCCACGGAACACCGGACTAAGATTATCCTGAATCCAGTGCCAGCAGCTCTGCACTGCCGGTACAACATTCGTCTGAATGTAACCGCTGACCCGTGTCATCGCGTCGGACAGTCTGGGCAGCACATTGCTGCTGATCCAGTCCATCGCGGCTGCGACGCTCGGACCGAAAGCCTCCATAAACGAGATCTTCGCATCGTCCAGTGCGGAGTTCATGCGGTCCATCGCGCCCTGCAAAGTGCCGGTGACGGTCGCGTCCATGGCTTCGAGTGCGCCGCCTGCGTTGTAAACCTCATCTGCGAGGTTGTCCCATGCGGATGCACTGCCGTCTGCACCGCCTCGAATGCCCTGCAGCAGATACTGAAAGTCGGTATAGTAGTTCGTACCGGCCAGCGCGGCCATATTGGCGTTGCGTTCCGCCTCTGTCATGCCCGACATGGCCTTGTCGGTGTCGATGAGGATGTCTCGCAGGTCACGCATAGCACCTGCGCTGTCGTACACCTGTACACCGAGCTTTTTGAAGGTCTTGAGCGCAACATCTTTAGAGGACATACGTACCAGCATGGAGTTGAGGGCGGTGCCTGCCTCTGCACCCTTAACGCCGTTATTGGCGAGGATACCGAGAGCAACAGCAGCATCCTTGTAGTTCATGCCGGTCGCCTGAACTGCACCGCCGGCCCCCTTGAACGCCTCCATCAGATCGCCTGCGGTCGTGTTCGCCTTGTTGTTCGTCTTGACCAGTACGTCCAGATATCCTTGCAGATCGTCCACGCCGACACCCATTGCACTCATGGAATCCGTTACCTGATCCGAGGTAGTCGCAAGGTCGGCCTGCGTGGCCTCGGCCAGCTTGAGCACCGGTGTCAGTGCCTTGGTGCTGGTCGCAACGTCCCAGCCTGCCAGAGCCATATAACCCAGTGCATCAGCGGATTCCGCTGCCGTGAAACTGGTCGCCTTGCCCGCTGCACGCGCTGCATCGTTGAGTTTCTGGTAGTCTGCGCCGGTCGCACCGGCGATGGCCGCTGCGTTCGCCATGGACTGGTTGAACGTCGTGTAGGTTTCCACCGCAGACGCAGCGAAGTCCTTGACGGCAGATGCCGCAGCTTTCAGGCCGCTCGTGATGAGATTGGCCTTGACGATAGAGCCGATCAGGCTCTGTGCTTTGCTCGCGCTGCTCTGCAGCGAGCTGTCTACCTTACCCGCAATCTTAACGGCGAGTTTGTACTCTTTTGCTATCTCGGCTCACCTCCTGCGCAATTTCAACCAATTCCGGGATAGACAGTGCCATGCACCAGTCCAGCCCGGTCATTGTTACCCGACTGAGCCGCACACACAGCCGCCGAACTTCCTTACTGTCGCCCGGCCTTACTCCGAGCCGAAAAAATAGCCGCCGACCTTAGTCTTGATCCTCGCACCCTCGCGTGCGGGCAGGCCCTTGAAGAACTCGACCGGCAGGCCGGTGGCCTCGGCAGCCACGATGCACGCATACTCTACATTCAGCTCCTTGAGCGCGGACACGCTGCCGGAGCTTTCAAAGATGCGGTCACACCGGATAAGCTGCTCGGTGGTCATGGTATCCAGTGCGGACAGGTCTACGCCATCGTATTCCTTGCCCTCAAAGGTATAAGGATGGGCGAAGGTGATAACGCCCTCGCCCAGTGGTTTCTTGTTGATCTCTGCCATGATTGCTGCTCCTTTCTTTTAGCACAGCGAACGGATAGCCGACATAATATCCTTGCCGTTAACGACAAACACACCGTTCAGCTTGTCCAGTTCCAGTGCGGTCTTACCGTTGTTCTCGATCTTGATGTACGTTACCTCGAGCGTTACCGAGGACGACATCGGGCTGCCTGCTTTCAGGCTGCCGCCGCTGATCTTCTTGGTGCTGCCGCGAACCGCGACGCGCATACCAACGTGCGACTTGGTGCCGGTACCGTCCGTGACCTGCACCGAGCCGCGCATGGTCAGGTCGATGATCTTGGTCGTGTCGAGCATCTGGAAGATGTCGCCGTACAGCACACGGAACGGAACCTCCATCTCGATGGACGAGAAATGTCCGGGGTTGGTGGTTTCGTACTCACCGGCAATGCCTGCGCCCGAAATGGTTTCGGTCATTGCCTCGAAATCCGGAAGCGTTACCTCGTCGGACACGCCGATCAGCTTGCTGCCGCCCTTGTAGACGTTGAAGTCGTTGATGATTTCAGGGATATTCGCAATCGACATTATTCGCCACCTCCAGTCAGTGCAGATGCGATCGCGGTCGGATCAAACTCGAGCGTAAACTCGATACACTCCGCCGGATTGTACGGTGCAAGGGTCAGATGGAACTTGATCGTACCGTCGAGGATCTGCGTGGTCGGGTTCTCGTCCGAACGGAATTCACACTGATAAGCAGCGCACGCACCGGCAGCCACATATGCGTTGCCGTTTACGTTCTCCGCGTCCACGATAGCCTCGATCATGCGGTAATTGGCCGGGCTGTCCACGCGCTCAAAGTACGTCTGGATGAGCGAGTTGCTGCGCCAGGTAAAGAACCGGCGTACCGCGATCCAGCGGTCCTTCGGGTCAGTGGCGGAGTTTACCACGTTCGCCTGTGCCTGATCAAGAATGACCTCGGTACCGTCCTCCAGACACAGCCCGGTCACGCCGGGCAGGGACTTGTTGGACGGCGACAGGCTCGGCACATCGCCGTTCGCTGCATCGGTCGCAGCGGTCAGAGCGCCTATGATAGCCGAGAGCGACAGCCGGTAATTGCCCACCTGTGCCATCGGCCAGTAGGCGTAGGCGTGCGGAGAAGTCAGACCCTTGTTTTCCTTGACCTGCTTTACCGCATCGTAGGTCCGGGCACCCGAAGTGCCGCAGTCCACATCGAGAATGCACTCACACGAGTACACTCCGTTGATGTTCTCACACGCGCCCTGCATAACGGCTGCTACATTCGGGTCCTTGGAATAGCCCGGAGCCAGCAGCAGGCCGGGCGTCATGCCGAAACGCGGATACACCTCGCGCAGCTTATCGCTGATAGCCGTGGTGATCTCAGCCGCGGTGACGGCCGTCTTGCCTGCGGTCAGCTTGATGGCCTTGTAGGTTACATAGACCTTAGCAAGCGCCTTTGCCGTCGCAGAAGTCAGCGTGACCGTTGCCAGACCGTCCTCATCGTACTCCACGGTGTAGTCCGTGCCTGCGACCAGCGGGTCGCCGCTGGTCTGCGCGCTGACGGTCAGCGTAGCACGCAGCACATACGGTACAGGCTCCTGCTCTGCCGAAATAACGAAGCTGCCGCCGGTGACGGTCTGCTCGGTCGGCTTGCTGACATTGGTGACGTGCTGCGTCTTGTTCGGATCGAGCACATTGACCAGTACAATGGGCGCCACGCCGAACAGCTCGAACGAAGCCTTGATGGACTGGTTAAGGGTAAACGCCTCGAAATTGGTATCATAGCCGAGTGCTGCGGCCGCTTCTGCATAGCTGCTGCACAGCCTGGGCGCGGTAACGCCTGTCAGATCGGCCAGCTGATAGATCGGCGCAGTACCGAAAACGACCTGCAGACCGGCGGTGCTGTTCGTCGCCGCCGACATACTGGTCGCCTGTTCACGGGTATATACGCCATGCTGATATGCCATGGTGATTTTCCTCCTTACATTATGTTAATGGGTCTTCTATCCGCACACCCGGACAACTGAACACCATATCCATCGCACCGAAATACTGCGGATAGGTGTCGGTTTCGTCCTGCAATGCCCAGCTGACCGGCACCTCTGCACGGAAGTTGCCGAGGTCGGGACAGCGTGCAAACCGGTGATAGATGCGCTCTATCACACCGAGCACATCACTTGTGCCCTGCCGGTCCGGTGTATCATCGTAGGTACAGATGATGATGGCAACACCCACATGGTGCAGGTCGCTCCAGTCATCAAAGGTGCCGCCGGTCGCACGGACGATAACGAACGGTGCAGTCACGTCCTCGGCGTCTGCGTCCTCATCCTCATCCTCATCGTCCATCTGCGGAACAGGAAGATCGTGCTTGTAGACCTTGGGCGCTCGTCTTGCGCCGGTCTTGGTTGGCAGCAGGCAGTCCGACAGCAGCACGGTCAGATCGGACACCAGCATATCCAGAAAAATTTCCGGTGTCATGCGCCGCCTCCTCTCGACAGCTCAAAGTTCAGCGAGCGCTCGACCTGCTTCTCGAGCATCGAGCCAATCTCCGGACGGAGAACGCCGTACACGCGCCGAGCGCCGACCATGGCCGGGTTGGACGGCGAATACAGCGTCTTGATCGGCAGTCTGGCCTTGCCCTCGCGCTCTGCGATGGTAACGTGTCCCGACTTAAACCGAACCATGAACGCCTTTCCGCCGCTCGGCTTGCGCAGCGCTTTCAGGCCGCCGGCCTGCAGGACCTTTGCCCGATAGACCGCCGGACGCGCTGCACCGGTTGCGTAGCTTGCCGGATTGACCCGAAAATCTTTCAGCTCGTTCGCCTTGCCGCTGACAAGGATATAGGCTGCCAGATTGCCGCCGCTCGCACGTTTGAGCCGTGCATTCCGCTTGAAACCCGACTTTTTGACCGCGTAGGTTTCGCGAGCCTTGTCTGCGAGCATGGTACGCGCCTTGTTTGCAGTGTCGTTGAGCGCCCGCTTCATCACGCGGCGGGCCGTCGGCCTGTCAAGGCTGCGAAGTGCAGCCTCAAAGCCTTTATCTTCGACTGTAAATTCAAGCTGCATTACGTTGTCGCCGCCTCCAGTTCAAACGAATAGATACCGTCCTCATCGGTCACATCGGTGATGATGTACCGTTTTTTGCCGTCGAGCAGCAGCAGCTTGCCCAGCTTCGGGCGCGGACCGTAATCCTCTGCTGCCACATAAAGCAGCAGACGGCGCTTGTATACGCCGTCCGCGTGCTGCACACCGCTTGCCACCGTGCGTTCGATCAGCTCGTTGCCGTCGAGCACCACCTTCATGGGACGGCCGTCGATGCTATGCTCGTCCGCGAACTCGTCAGCGTTCAGAAAGGTGCCGAAGATGTCCGCCTGAACAAGCTCCTTGAACGTGCTCATCCCAGCAGCTTGACCTTGATGGTGGTCGACGCCGCATCCGTCGGCTCGATCGCCCAGCCGCACGGAACCGCGCCCGAGGCCGTGGTGGTGACTTCGCCGTCCTTGAAGTACAGCGCTTCACCGATCTTTACCGCATCACTCTCGCCGGATTTCAGCGGCAGAATGAACACGCCCTCAACGAGCAGCGTGCCGGTCGCGCCTGCCTCGATGGGCATACCGGCGATACCGATACGGGTAGTCAGCGGAACGATCTCGTTTGCCTCAATGCGGGTAGCCGTCGCGTTCGTGTAGTCGATCGCGCTGCCCTTCTGCCAATATTCAGCCTTTGCCATGTGTCGTTATCCTCCTGTTCTATCAGATTTTGATAGCAACGCCGTCATTACGGGCGATGCCGCGATAATCCGTAACCGAGATACCCCAGTCCATGTAAATATCCCACACGAAACCGAGCGTGCCCGGAACCTCGCTGCGGCGAATGGTCGGGGTTTCCTGACCGTTCAGGTAATCCACCTGAATGGACTTTGCCGTCATCGGGTTGGCAACGAGGAACCACGGGCAGGCGTTGTCGCCGGCCAGCATATTGAGCGTTGCATCCTCGACATAGGTCAGGTTCTTGTTCGCCATCGGGTTATAGCCGGTGTAGTTGTTGTCATCAGTCTTGATGGAGGCGCTGTGCAGGATGGTGTCAACCTCCATGCCGTAGCCGATCGGCAGCACCAGCATACGCGGTGCCACGTTGATGGCCTCACCGAACGGGTCGCGCTGCGCCTGCATCTTGAGCATGAGCGCGTTGATGGCTGCAAGGGACGGCTTTGCACCGGTGGTCACCTGATTGCCGTGTGCAGCGTTAAACAGGGTCTTGCCGTCGAAAATCTTGGCGGTGTTGCCGTAGATCAGGCTGTACACCTGCATATTGATCTTGCGCTTTGCCGCTGCCGAGTACACGCCCGGCACCTGCGACAGGAAACCGATGTCATCGTTGATGAACGCCTGACGGCTCATGGTGAACTGGGTGCCGTAGGTGTCGATCTTGCGCTGCGGCAGCAGATGAGTGTCCGGCTTCGACGCCTTGAGTTCACCGTTCTCGCCTACCAGTTCAAATGCACCGCCGCCGATGATGTAGTTGTGATCCGGCGTTGCCTTGAAGTCGGATACCGAACCCTTGGTGCACCATTCCTGGAACGTGGTCGGCACCTCGTTGTACAGCTGCACGATGTTCTTGCGAATGGTTTCGTCCAGAATGGCCGGGAACGCTGCGGTCGGGTTGAAATACTGACGGCACATCTCGGAATACAGGTCATCCGAGGACATACGGCGCAGCACAGAATCCGACTGACCATCACGCACCAGACATTCGATCGACAGATCGCGCAGGCTCATGCCGCGCAGCTCACGGGCACCGTCGGCGGGCTTTTCGACTGCCATGCCGCAGCGCAGAGAGAGTGCGTCAGCCGCAGCCGCACGGAATTTGTCGCCCTCATCAGCAGTTACCTTAACGCCGGTCTTGGGACCGCCTACCGCCTTGAGGTGCTCGAGAATGGCGGCTCGGCACTTATCCTCGGTCATGGCCGCATCCCTGATGTACGGCTCTGCATCCAGACCGAAATCACGGCACATGGCGGTGATGTTGGTGATACGGGTGCGCTCGGCGGCTGCCGCACGGGCTGCGGTGTCGTCCGGTTCGCCGCCGGGCTGGAGTGCGTCGATCTGTGCCTGATATTCGTCAAAGCTGCGCTGCTCCTCCTCGGTCAGGTCGCGGTGTGCGGCCTTGGCAGCATCTACAATGGCCTGCTGCTTAGCCAGAAGTTCTTTCAGTGTCATGTGTTCAATTCCTCCTTGAAATGGTTTTTATTGATCTGGAGCTGACGCTCGCAAAGGCTGACGGCGCTGCGCTGCTCGCTTTCCAGCTCACGGCCTACGCCTACGGTCGCATCTGCCGGTACGCTGACGATAGATACCTCATAGGGCAGCCAGCGTCGGGCAATGCTGCACGGACCGGTGAACCTGCCGTCCGCCGATGTGTCGCCTGCCGTGACTTCCTCCCAGCTGTCCACACGGTAGCCGACCGATACGCCGCGCAGCGTGCCTCCGGCTACCTTTTTGCGGATGGTTTCCGCGAATTCGTCATCGTCAAACGCGATCTCCGCCTTGCCGCGGTTATCTTCAATCCATGCCCGCGTGATCTTGCCGAGGACGGCATTGCGGTCGTGGTTGAACAGCACCACACCAAGCTCCTGCAGGCGGCTCAGGTCGCACGCCTCTCCGCTGTGGTCAAGGATTTCCGGACCGAACCAGCGCATATATGGCTCCTCGCTCGAAAAGCTAAGCTCGAACACGCGGTTGTCCTCGCCCTCTTCCACCGCACGCACCTGCATGGGGAGAAAACGCTCAAGCGTTCGGCGGTTCTTTTCCTGTTTCATTGATTACACCTCCAATCTGTACGCCTTTTTCGGCTGCATAAGCCTGTACCTCGGCCATCTCGTCGATCTGGCTTTTCCAGTCGCGGCCGTTCTCGGCTGCGATCTGTGCGAATGTCTTTTGACCGGATTCCATTGCGATCCTGTTCGCGTTGGCCTCCTTGAGCGGGTCGATCCAGCGTTTCGGGCTCGCGACCCATGTATGCAGCAGGTAGTCCGACTTATGCTCCCAGAAATCCCGAATCTTCAGCTTGCCCGAAAGCACGCACGAGATAACGAAACTCTCGAACACCTCGTCCATGAAGTTCTCCTGCAGCAGCTCGACTTCCTCGGCAAAGGTGAGATCGTCCTCGATGCCCGCCTGCCGGGCGCTGCTGTAATTGGTTTCACTCATGTCGCGGCTGGTCGCCTCGTAGCTTAGGCCCTGACCGCTGCCGATGAGCCGCTGCTGCATTTTCAGAAAATTGCTGGCATCTGCGCCTGCACCCTGCGGATTGACAACCTGAATATCATCCCCGGCGTTCAGCTCGGAGATCATACCCGGTGCCAGTTTTTTGCCTTCGTAGTTCAACGTGCCGCCGGGTGCCACGCTGCCGCTGCGGCCAAAACCCGAGACCGGCAAAGCCTTTTTGATAAACACCGACAGGCAGGCCGCAATGCGTTCCTTGACGCTGACGGCGGTAATGAACTCGTTGGCATCGCGGATACGGGTGAGCGTCGGCGCCATGTCGGACACCTCACGCACCTGCGACGGACGGCGCTTGCTGTACAGAAAGATGATGTCCTTCGCATCGTAGTACACCGGCGAGGCAATCTCGCAGCCGTCCACGCTGTACTGGGTCAGCCAGTAGCCGACAGGCCGGTTATACTCGTTATACTCGATGCCGCCTGCAACCTTGTGATTCTTGTCGTGCGGCGTAGACCAGCTGAGCGACAGCTCATCGACCTCGAGCGCCTGCAATTTGAACGGTACCAGTCCGCCGCTCGTGTAGCATTTCTTGAACAGGATACCGCCGTCCACCTTCTTTCGGCGGACCGCCATGCGGAGCATCTGGCTGAAGCTCTGCTGACCGGTCACATCGCAGTTTTTCGCCTTGCACCAGTCGCGCCAGAGCGTTTCAATCTGTCCGTTCAGCTTTTCCTTGCCGGTTTTCGCCTGCAAAGTGAAGCCGCCGCCGACAATGTTGCGGACGAAAGCCGAGATCAGACCGTTCATCATATCCGAATTGCGTTCCAGATCACGGGCACGTGCGCGAATGGTGTCGCGGCTGGTGCGGTCGGTCATTTCCGCCGATTCGATCAGCGCCGCCCATCCGGAGTTGAGCCGCCGGTGATCGCCTGCATCGTAGCCGTGGCGCTGCGTATCGTTCAGACTTTCGCGGAACACCGCACGCCTGCACGCCGTTTCCGGTGAGAAAAAACCGATCACACTGTCTAAAATGTTCATATTCATCACCTCCCATCGAAGTACGCGACGTAGGTATCGCGGAACAGCGAACCGCCGTCCTCTGCGGCGGCCTCGGCTGCCAGCGCATCACGCAGATTGCGCAGCTCCGTGATGTTCGCACGGGTCAGCGAGCGTGAGCCGATCTTGTAGGACTGGCCGCCTGCCGCTACCGCGATCAGCGCCTTGTTGACCTCGGCCAGCAGCTCTTTCGCACTCGGATTGTTCTTTTCTTCTGACATATCGGTCACCTCCCTATAACCAGTTGTCCCCATTGCCAAGCCAGTCATCCGAGGACTGCTGCGGCCTGTTGTTTGTCTTTTCATTGCGCGGCTCCGGTTTGTCCGTGCCGTTCTGCAGGAACAGCGAGCGCACACCGAGCACATCGGCGGCCGCTGCTGCGTACACCTCACAGTCGAGGTAATGGTTATCCGCGTGGCTGGTTTTCTGCACCCAGCGCAGACGGGTGTTGCCGCTGCCGGTGCGCTCCGTCACCTTATGCTCGGCGGTGAGCTGCTCGGCGTACTCACGGTCGATGCCCTGAAACACCATGAACGCGCCCTGCCCGTTGTCTTTGCGCAGGCGGCTTGCAATCATATCCTTGTACCGTCCGCCGTCCACCAGAACGAGCGACATGCCAAACGCCTTGGAGCCGGTCTTATTAACCGTGGACAGCTTGTAGTGGTTGAGCATGGACGTTGTGCCCTTGCAGGGCAGGCACCATTCCGCGTTGACGGCGGCAAAGTCGTACACATCGTCGGTCTGGTCGCCCGAATCGATCAGGCACAGGTCAACCAGCATGGCCGTGCCGTCCTGCCGCTTGTATTCGAGGTTCATCACCCGCTCGATGTCGGCAAAGCCCCACGCCTGCCCTCGGGTGACAAGCTGCGAAGTGAGGAAGTCGCCCCAGGCACGCACGGTGTAGTACAGGCAGTTCTCCTGCACATCGACACCGGCGGTCAGCAGCTTCGCCCAGTCCGGTACGGTGAACTCCGGAAGATCGGTCTGCCGGTCCATGACCAGCTCGGCGCTGGTTTTCAGCTTGGTGTCCTCCCACGGCTCGGCAAGCCAGCTGTTCGTAAAGTTATGCAGCGCCTCCGGATCGTCTTTCGCGGCCATGAACGCCTTGGCGATCTCGGAAAAGCGCGTGAACGGGCTGTACAGCGTGTTCATCCAGAATGCAACGCTGCGTGCCACGCGGGCGGTCTTGCGAACGTCGCGCCACTCGCCCTTTTTGAGCATTTCCATCTTGTCCGCATCGTTCAGCACGGCGCCGCACGCCTGGCAGACGTAGAACGCACACTCGGCGCGGTCGGCATCCGTCATGCTGTCCTCCTTGCCGGGCCACTTGATCTGCGCGAATTTCAGCTCGATGTACTCGCCGCAGTGCGGACACGGTACAAAATAGTGACGCTCCACATCCGCCTCTTCTTTCGCTTTCCAGATATGACCGGTCCGCAGGGTCGGAGTAGAGCACATATAGATTTTGCGGTTCGAGAACGTCTTGGTTCGCTCGGTGGCAAGGCTGATCGGGTCGGCCTCCTGCCTGCTGGCTCCGGGGTACTTGTCTACCTCATCGAAAAACAGAAAACGGATCGGCTTAGATGCCAACCCGCTCGCGGAGTTTGAGCCTGTCAAGCTGATATACATTTGATCGAACTGCAGTTCCAGCTTGGTGCTGCCCTTGGCGCGGAATTTGTGCCGCAGCTCCGGGCACGCCTTTATCATCGGGCGGATACGGTTGTCCGAGGTAAATTCGGCCAGCTCATCGGTCGGATAGACGATCAGCGTCGGTGCTGCGTCCTGCGCGACCACATAGCCGAGCATATTGTTCAGTGCCTCGGTGCCGCCGACCTGTGTCGGCTTGCAGAACACGATCTTCTCGGTTTCCCAGTTTGTGAACTCGTCCATGATGCCGGTGAGATACGGTGTCATGTCGTTCCGCCACGGCCCGGGCATATGCGAGGAACGGTCGTCAAGGATACGCGAACGCTCTGCCCACTGGCTGACCGTGATGTCGTCCGGCGGCCGCAGCGTTTCCAGCGCTGCGTGAATGTAGTCCGGAACTGTGTACCGCCGAAAGGTATACTTGCGCTTTCTCGATGCCATCAGGGACTATCCTCCACGGTTTCCTGCTTACCGGCAACGACAAAAGCATTCAGCATGGTGTTCACCTCTTTGGAGAGATCCTTTTCCACGCCGCGCACGGTAACAGGGTCGGCATAGCCGCCGATCATGCCGCCGACACGGTTCGGGATCGCAAGCACGAACTTTTTCAGCTGCACGAAGAACCGCTGGTAGTCCAGCTGGACTTCCTCGACGGAAATATACTTGCCGGACGCGATCTCGGTCTTGAGGCGGTGCAGCTCGCCCTGCGACTCCTTGAGCGCGATCTCTGCCTTGAGCTTCTTTTCCTTGAGGGCAAGCTCCTTGTCTGAGCGGGATTTGCCGTAGGCTTTGTCGCTCAAATACTTGATGTAGTCCGTAACCGTCGGGAGCAGGTCGAACATACGGCCTGCGTGACCGGGTATCTTCTCGGACTTGATGATGCCCTCCTGCACAAGCTGCTGCACGCGGCGCACGCTGACGCCGAACACGGCTGCGATCTCCTCCGGTCGTTTCCAATCTTCGCTCATAACCTGCGCCTCCCTTCTCAAAATACCCATACTAATGTTCGTTTTGTAGCGAAATGCCTAAATTTTTTCTCGTTTTTTGGACAAAAAAACCGGGCCTCTTTAGCCCCGCT